CATTGGTGAATTCTCTGTTGTTGAGGAGCTGTTTCTTTACGAAATATCCGGAAAAGGATTTCAAAGAGAACTGTTCTTTCTTGACATATGGGGATGACGTCATTGGAACTGTTGATGAGTCATGTAACAAGTTCACTCACATTACATATGCTGAGTGGCTTGCTGAACATGATATGAAGTTCACCATGCCAGATAAGGAATCGACACCGACTCATTATATGACGGAGAAGGATGTTGATTTCTTGAAACGTAGTTGTGTATTTAATGAAGACTTGGGACGGAAGGTTGGTCTTCTTTCAGAGGATTCAATTTTCAAACGTCTTCATTCACACCTACTTTCAAAAGAGCTAACCCTCGAAATGCATAGTGCTCAGAATATTGACAGTTCTTTGCATGACTGGTTCTATTATGGTCGTGATGTGTTCGAGGATAGGCGGGATAAGCTCCGTCGTGTGGCACAGGATTGCGAAATCGAGCACCTGTGTCCTGCTCTCAATGTTTCTTATGATAAGCGTGTCAATCAATGGCGCCATAAATATCTTGGAGAGGAACTAGAGAGCGATGATGACCTCGTAAGTTTGGAGTAACGCTTTAAGTTTACTCGCCCAGTTAACGATCTGGGTACTACGGTATAGCAAAATCGTGTGTGTATATATGGATACCAAGTTGTATATATCTTTTGTGTACTTTTGTATATATGATTTAGGCTTTATACATATCGGCACTCTACCCTTAGAGTACTCCTATTTAGGAGGGGGAATCGCCATCCCAACACAAACTACACCACCCTTTGCACTGAGCAATGCTTAGGGATTGTAAATACTGCTTACTAACAATGTAAATATTAAAAATGTAGATAGAAGTGTATTAAAGAATGTAGATAGTGTGAATAATCTGGGTACATTAGTGTATCCAACAATTTTTGAAGTCTTAGCGGATCTTAAGAAGTATAGGATTAATCCCAATCGCTTCGATAAACTATGGCACAAACATCGATGGGAATTAGGAAAACATGTTTCATCTTTTGATGGAGTAGAAATTCCTCCCAGAGAAGTGTTCATAGTTCTAGAACCGCAAAGCGGGACCACAGCCGATAACAACATTTTCAAAGTTGGCAACGAAGCCAAATATGAGAACGTGCAATTTTCAGACCAGCACGATCCTTATATGTATGATGTTGATACCGCTATGGATCCGACGCGTTCGCTACAGGATGCGAACGACGCTTCACTAGCAAACTTCTTCTCACGTCCTATTAAAATTGCAGAAGAAGAATGGTCAACGTCCGTTGACTTAAACTTTGACATAGACCCCTGGAGTTTATATTTTGATAACCCCAGAGTAGCCAATCGTCTTAATAATTTCAGTTTGTTGAAAGCAAATTTGAAAGTCAAAGTTGTTATCAATGGTAACGGTTTCCAATATGGTCGTATGCTAGTGAGCTATCTACCCTTTGAAGTGTATGATACTTTGTCATCAAATGCTGCACTTGTCCGTCAGGACCTAGTTCAGGCAAGTCAGCAACCTCATATATTTCTCAATCCAACAACTTCAACTGGAGGTGAAATGAAACTTCCAATGTTTAATTATCAAAATTACTTTGAAATTGTTGAGTCTCAGTGGAGTGAGATGGGGCGTATGTTCTTTAGGACGCTCAACTCGCTTAAACACGCTAATGGTGCAACTGATGTTGTCACCATAACAGTGTTCGCTTGGGCAGAGGATGTATCTATGAGTGTATTGACATCAGTTGATCAAGATACGCTTTCTCCTCAATCTGGTGAAATTGAGGAGGCTAATACAAAGGGTATGATTAGTGGCCCAGCCACGAGTGTAGCCAAATTTGCTGCATATTTAAAGGGAGTTCCGTATATAGCCCCTTTTGCTACAGCAACAGAAATAGGATCTAATGCCGTTGCGTCAATGGCAAAGATTTTTGGTTACTGTCGACCTCCAATCACCAAAGCACCAGATCCATATCGACCTACACCCATTAGTTCGTTAGCTGTTACTAACGTGCCTGATAATGCACAGAAATTAACAGTAGATGATAAACAGGAATTGTCGATAGATCCGCGTATTGCAGGTGTAGGACCTGCAGATCCTTTGAATATCAGGGAAATTGCGAAGAGAGAATCTTACCTCACGTCATTTACCTGGGCAATAGGAACTGCACCTGATACGCTGTTGTGGAATGCTAGACTTGATCCTTGTACTTGGGCAGAAAACGCGGGACCGCCTAAATCTTACCATTTTCCCGCTTGTGCTATGGCTGCATTGCCTTTTACAAATTGGAAGGGTTCGATGAAATTTAGGTTTCAGATAGTCTGTTCGAGTTTTCACAAGGGACGTCTTAAATTTGTCTATGATCCGAATTTCATTGCAAACAACACATATCTCGGTTTTTCAGAGTACAATACTAATTATCTTAAAATTGTTGATATTGCCGAAGAGCAAGACTTCACTATTGAGATAGGTAATGGACAGGAAAGGAACTTTTTGAATCATGCTTATCCAGGAGATGATAGTGTTACTACAATGTACAGTACAAGTAGATATACTAGCAAAGGAACTGGAAATGGAGTTATAGGAGTTATAGTTGTAAACGAATTGACTACTCCAAATAGCACGGTTACCAATGACATCGAGATCAATGTGTACGTTTCTATGGGTGATGATTTTGAGGTAGCAGCTCCCGATGATTATTTTCAACACTTTGTTTTAAAACCGCAGAGTGGAGTAATATTGGACCCGCAAATGGGAGAGATTGTACCTGAGAGTCAGAACACTGAAGAACTTGACGCACCACAACAAACTGAATCTACAATTGTTGGATTGCCTCCAGTAGAACATAATGACCTTAATAAAGTGTTCTTTGGGGAAGCAATTACATCATTTCGAACCATGTTGAAAAGATATAATTTATGGAATACAATTGCTAAGGTAGAAACATCTTCAACTACTATTTCCGTACGCTATCCTTCTTTTCCCTATATGAGGGGAAGCGTAAGTGGAGCAGTTGATTTAACTAGTTTAGCAAGTCCTTACAATTATGTTAACACAGTTTTATTGCATTGGGTTCGTTCAGCTTTTTCTGGACACAGAGGTTCTATCAGATATAAGCTAGTTCCACGAGGATTCATATCTACAATTGATCGTGTTGAAGTTCAACGTGCTCCTTATTTTCCGAGTTCAGATGCTTATAGTGTTTTCAGAGAAGCCCTTCCAAGCTATGGAAATGACAAGTTGGCTCGATTTGACATAATGACACAATGGCAATTTGGAAGTGGCAACAACGTACCAATACCAGGACATCCTTTTCCTGGAACTAGGGGTATGGCATTAACAACGTTTAACGTTAACTCTATCTTAGAGTACGAGGTGCCATATTATAGTCCTTACAGGTTTACCCCAGGTAAATTAGAAGATCTTACTACTTCAAATTTATTTGAAGCGTCGTATGACATTAGATGGTTTTCTAATGGTGGCCAAAACTCTACCGTTATGGATGTGTATGTTGCCGCAGGAGAAGACTTTCAATGTTATTTCTTCACTGGACTTCCTAGAATGTACTTTGAAACATTTCCTCCCAATTAGATTTGGTGTTTATGGGGACTGACACCCCTAACTAATTAAAAGTAGCTTTTAAAGAGTGAGCTAGCAGTAAAGATCACTCTACCATTCTGTGGCCGAATGGGGGAACAATTATTGTTCCTGGACTGCGCCGTATTTAAGATTCGTGACTGAATTTTTCCTGCGGAGCAATCCGAAGGTTTTTAGGTCACAATTTTAATTAGCGTAGCCCTACGCAGTGTGGTAACATACTGTGCCGAGGCGATGTAGACCGTTTATTTGCGACATCGCCCACGCTGG